TATCATATGAACCTGGTTTAAACATTGAACCACCACCATATTGGAATATAATACCATCATTAACTCTTGGAAAATCTTTCATCTTTTCCGCATAGTCTTCAGCATTTTTTTGTAATTCTTCAGGTTTAACAGCATTTGTTTTTTTCATCCAATCTTTAATATTATTTAAGATTGAAAGTAACGAAGGTTCAGAATCCATAACTAAACCTTCTAAAAATCCTTTTTTGTTTTTAAACGCCAATAATAATTTGTTAATAACAAATCCTAATAACATCTTATTTTTTTGTAACGATTTTTCTTTATCAAATCTATACAAATAATTAACAACTTCTTTAGGTGTAATATCGTGTTTGGCAAAATCAGCTGAATCAACAGTACTGATTAATAAAATATCTGATGATGGAAATAATTCTTTTGGAGATACTACTTGAGATATTGTTTCAACATTTGAACGAGATGCTCTAAATGATGTTGATTTTGTATCTTCAGCACCTGCTTGTCTATCGTGATGGTCAGTATGAATAACAAACATCGGTTTACCGTGAGCAAAATCTACAAGAACCGGCATAATGTCACCACTAGCATCATTCTTTTTAATCGCAAATTCTTTATCACCATATTGTATAATATGACTACCAACAACTTTAATACCATTATCTTCAAGGTATTTTTTCATTGCTATAGCAGTAGTAACACCATCCAAATCTTGATGGAAATAAATTTCAGCCTTTGGATATCTCTTAGCAAGAGCATTAATCTCTCTTAAACCCGATTCTTTTAATATTCTTTTCACGTATTGTTTAATTAGAAAAATTTACCAATAAAGGTTAATACTTTGTCAATTATATCTTGGTCCAATCCTAACTTATGTAAAGCATTATATGTTTGTGGTCCAGGTTTTCCATCTGGGTCAATTTTTTCAAATTTTTGAAATATCTCAACAGCTTTAGATGTTAGACTTCCCCATTTAGAATCCACAGGAATTTGAAATACTTTACCACCAGCCTTAATGTTTTTCATTTTAAAATAACTATTAAGAGCATTTTGAAGTTCAAATACTTCTTGTCCACTCATTTGACTTTGTTCCGCAATAACTCTTTTAACAATATTTGTTAAATCATTTTCAGTTAATTTTATAATTTTCTTAGACATATAATTATTTTAATGTTAATAAGTATTTTAATTTATTTATTTCACTTAACATCTCATCCCTAATATTAAGTAAATCCGTATCGTAACTTGAATCTAATTGTCCTGTCATACCAACCAAAAACTCAGTGATACCATCCAAAAAGTTTTGAACATTAATTGTTTTAATGTCTTGAAACATAATAGCAAATTCAGGTTGAAATTCAGGTCTACCATATTTTCCCATCATTGACTCAGTAAAACTGTCAATTAAATCACCTATATTATCATAAATTTTACCGTATGATTTATGTTTAGCATATCCAAATGTTTGCCAATGTAAAAATCTAAATTGATTTTGTATTTGTACTAATTTTAATATTAATTCTTCTTTCATAATTATTGTGGTTTAATTTGACTTACTCCTTGATTTACCACAGGTGCAGGATTTTGAGCTGATTGTAAAGGTGTTCCAACTTTTTGTATTGGAGCGGTGAATGCCGGATTAGGTTTTTCTGACTTAATTTTTTCTAATTGTGATTTCATCCAAGGAGATTCTTTTTCATCTTCAATTGGAACATTTAAAGATTGAAGATATTCTTTACCATATAAAGTCCAAGCTTTTTGAGTTCTTGGACCAAAATTACCATAACCCGCACCTTTATTTAACTTACCATTTGGAAAACCTGTTGCCCATCCAGCGTGATTAATATCTAACCAATCTTGAAATAATTTAACACCTTCAATATTTTTTAATTCGGGTGGAATTGGAATTAATTTTTTAATTTGATTTGTTTTAAACTCTGGGTCATTACAAGTATAATTTTGAGCAATTCTCATAACAATATTCCATTTTCTACCATTATTATAATAATTGTAATTACCTATTTGATAAAATTCAGAACCTTTAGGTGTTTTACCTTTTTTTGCGTTTGGGTGTTTAGTTACACAAAGATATTTTGACCAATCATTACCGTTTTCTTGTTTTCGATTTTCCATATATTTTTTTATGTCATAATCTATTGGTGGTACATACTCAGGTGATGTTGTATTAACATCAGTTGTTTTATTGTTTAGTAAGGCATCATTATATCCTAATCCTGTTGTGGTATCTTCACTAAATTCTTGTTCACTCAAAGTAGAAATAATACTCATATCTGTTTGTTCAGAGATAACAACACCTCTTTTATAGTTCAATAAAAACTTCATTGAATTTATTTCTTCACTAATTTGTTTTTTCATATTTTTAAATTAAAACTAATGCTTTATTTAACGTACTTCCAAAAGCGGTAGATAAAAAATTTTGTATTGGGTCTGAACTACTTTGAGTAGTATCAGTTTTAGTTGTTGTTTGTTGAGTGGTTTCTGTAGTTCCTACGTCTTCCTTATAATTTTTCTTGGCTTCATCTGTTTTTTGATATTCTTCCATTTTTTTACCCATTTCTTCATCACCACCTAACTTATTACTAAGTTCTTCAGGTCCAATAAAATTTCCGATACCAATATAATCTAAAAAACCTAACCACCATTTAGTTTTACCCATTAGAATTTTAATTCCTCTTCCTTCAGGACTTCTAAATAATCTTGGTAATCCACCAAAAAACGTGTTTGTTAGAAAACCAGGTTTTGACATATCAGTAAGATTGAAAATTTTTGTGTCTTTTAAATATTTTTGAATTGTTGGTATATTTCTACTTAAATTTGCTTTACTTGGACGCTTTAACGCATCTTTAACCATTTTTTGTAATGTGTTACTTTTCTTACCAGCATTACCCAATAATGTAAAGTAATCCATAATAGTATTTTTCATACCTTTAAATGGACCAGCAGGTATTTTATCAATAAAAGAATTAACTTTTGGTGCAAACTCAGAAGCCTTTCTAATGAATGAACCAATAATACCAGGGTCTTTAGCCATTGATGTTAATTTGGCAGTTGCTTTAGCAATATCATCAGCAGATGCTCCTACTTTAGTTGCCAATTTTAAAGCAGATTCTAATTCTTTAGTTGCGGTACTACCAGTTTTTAAGGCAGCCATTACAGGTTTAGTTGTCGCGTCACCAACATACATTGGTAAAGCAGCAATTAAAGTTAAAATACCATATAATGTTTCTCCTTGAGAAAAATATGAAACAGAGTTAATTGTATCAACAATTGGAGTTGGGTCAACAATACCTAAAACATCCATAACGGTATTGTACCAAGCCTCATTTACTATTTTTTTTTCCTTAGAAATATTATCGGTAATTAACTCTAATTGTCTTTCTGTTAAAATTATTGACGGCATTTGATTTTTATTTATAAATACCTGTTAAAAGAAAAAAAAATCTTATTTATTTTGTTGATACCACATAAAATTGTATCTTTGTTAAAATCACCCAAAATTATGAAAAAAATGTATAAACTATATTCGGTAGAAATTAAAACATTATTAAAAATAATTGGAATTGGTTTTGTTTCAATAATATTACTTAAACTTGGTATTGTTAAATAAAAAAGGGTCTTACGACCCTTTATTTACCTATTTTATCTTTGTCTGATGTAATTATTTTATTATAAGCCGAATGGGCTAAAACAACTTTTTCAATTTCAGGTATTGTATTCCACGGAATACTATGTTCAGACTCAGGACTATAATCTCCCTCAACCAAATATACCACAATAGTATTAGGTTCTAATGTTAAAAAACCATGAGCTTTATTATTAGGAATACGAACAGCGTCAGTATCTTTCATTACCAAATATTCAACTTCCTTAGTATTAAGGTCAACCATAAAATCTACAATCAAACCTTGAACAACTTTAACATACTTTGTTTGTCTTGGATTATCTTGATAATGAAGACCCCTAAACGTATATGGTTCATTATTAATACTAATAGAACATTGGTCCCATTTATCACCCAAAACCGTAGTTGATATTGGTGTATATGAACCTCTGTCGTCTTTAAATGTTAAATGATTATAATGCTCCATGTTCTTTTATTTCTAATTTTAATTGTTTCTTTTGGTCAACAAAACCTTGAACTCTTTTTTTGGCAACTTCCGTATAGTTTTGAGAAAGTTCCACCCCTAACCATTTTCTATCTAAAGTCTCTGCGGCAACCATACTTGTTCCACTACCACAGAATGGGTCAAGAACAACATCATTCTTATATGTAAGGATTTTGATTGCCTTAGTTGGAATGTCCATAGAGAATGTTGCTTTAGTCATTTGTTTCGTGTCGGCAAAATAATTCCATTGTCCGAAAACCAAGTCCATAAATTCTTTTTTTGATTCTTCAGGATATAATACTTTCTTTTTAAATGTACCATCCTCTTGTTCCACATTATCAATAACACCAACCCATTCAGGTTCACCTTTAATCTTTTTAATATGGTTTTTCTTATAAGCAAGGACTACACACTCTTTTGGATTATAAATGTATGGTGCTGATGGTGACATCCAAGAACCCCAAGCTGTGGTCTTGCTTCTATGAGGAGAACTTTCTTCAAGGTCAACAACTCCAAAGAATTTAAATCCAACCTTTTTCATAACCCCCCAAAACTCTGCCATAAATAAAACTCTTCCACCTCTTTCTTGTGTATTGGTCTCGTATGGAATGTTTACAGCGATTCTACCATCATCTTTTAATACACGTAAGGCTTGAGTTAACCACTCTTCAGTGAATACCCAATAATTCTCCATTGTCATATCATCTTGATGTGTATCGTAGTTGATATTACAATTGTATGGTGGTGATGTTACAATTAAGTCTACGGAACCTTCAGGAAGTTTTCCCATTTCCTCTCTACAATCTCCGTTTATAATTTTTCCTGTTTCTATCATATTTTTTAATTTTCGTGGTATTCCCACTCGTCGTTATTTTTAATCATACTAATTGGAAGGTCTAAGAATATTGCGTTTTGTTCTCCTGCGTATAGACCAACTATATTATAATAATAGAATTCTTCGGCTTCTAAATTATCCATACCATCTCTTTCCATTAGAATTGATAATATCTTTTCTTTGGAATATAGTATTCTTGGTCCATTACCAAACTCTTCGGTAATACCTATAATTGCTCCTTCGAGACCATCTAATAAGATGGCTCCTTCTGCTCTTTCGTGAATATCAACTAACATTATCTTCTAAGTTTTTAATTTTTCTTTCAAGATACCATAAGGCTTTCTTTAGGTCTTGAAGTTCTTTGTCTGACCCTTTTTTTCCCGCTCTTGAAATATATTTTACCGTATTACCAATATGAAAATCTAAATCCCAAGCCTCAATAACTTTTATGGCTTCGTATTGATTATCTTCACCACCATAATGATTAGGGTGATTAACTTGTTCTGTCATTGTTTGTATATAATAATTTAACTTTATTAATATCTACAACAAATCTAAACTTAATTAACATTAAATTATCTTTACCGTAATCACATTTTTGTTCCATATTTGCACCGACAACTTCAAACCTTAATCCATTAACCACAACACCAGTTGGGTCAAGATAATCAATCTCAATATCTGTCATTTTAAACAAATCTGACGGATTAAACGAATATTCTGTTGTCTCATAAATTTCGGTAGTAAAGATTAATTTTTCACCTTCATTTATTATTTTGAATTTCCTAAATAGATATTCAGGAACAAATACGTCTTTGTTGAATCTTATTAAGAATCTATTTGTCTTTAAAGGTTCAAATAGTTTGAAATTTTCAAATTGATTTTCCATTTTTTTTAAATTTAGTCTTTTTTTTCTATATGTTTAATTACAAAATAATCTTTAGCATAACCACTTTCCTCAACAACTCCATCTTCAATTAATTTATTAATTATTTCTCTAGTTTTATTCACTGGTAGTTTAAGGATATATTGGCTAATATAGTCAATATGAATTGGTTGTCTTAATTTAGATATTAAGATTTTTTCTGCTTCTTTTTCCATACTATTCAAAAATTATGTTTTCTTTTTCTACGTATTCACGGAACTTTTTTTCCGCTTCTTCGTATGTTTTATACATACCGAGAATTGAATCTAATTCAACTGGTTCTGTAACCCCAAACTTACCATTTTTAGTTTGGTAGATAAATGTGTCTAAGATTTCTTGGGTAATCATTTTTTCTTTCCGTGTTTTTTAGATTTGGTTTCCACTTCTTCGGTTGATTTTATTTTGGTTGGTTTGGTTGCTTTCCATTCTAATTTTGCAACATACATCCAATAACCACTCTTTACTCTTTTTTCTGCTTCGGTGTCAGTTACTCTAATAACATCACCAGCATCGACATTTACATTACTTTTAATTGCTTTAATACACTTCATTGTTTTTTTCCTCCGTGTTTGGTTTTAGGTTTATAATTGATTTTATTTGTTCTTCAGTATTTCCTTGAGAGAATAATTCTTTAATTTCACCACTCCTTAAGTCTTCAAAGATAATTGCGTCGGATTTCCCATACAAGTCCTTAAGTCTATTTGACTCGAGAGCCTCGATTGTAAGTTTTAAGTTAATATTTCTCTTATTTAATCCCACAGGACAATTATACAAAAATTTAGTTAAGAATCAAAATTATCTATCTTTTTTATATTAATAACTTGAAAGATATATGACATCAGTTTTCTTTTCATAATTGGGATAATGGTCTGTTCCATTGGAAAGTTTTGATTACACTTCATTTCAAAAATTGGCAATTCAATTTTATTGTTTATCTTATCAAATGTAGAATATTTTTCTATAATTGACACGAGTGTATCATTGTTAGGTTCTTCTTCATATATCTTGGTGACATATGTTTTGATATTGTTAAAATCTCCTTTTGGTGTTTTAACTTTATATTCCCAAACAAAAATCTTCTGTGTTAGTTTTTCATAGTGGAATACATAACCAACTTTTGTATTTAAATTGGTTTTATTTTTTTTCAATGTCACCTCAACAGTTTCGTAGGCAACATTCCAAATTGATTTGGCAAAGTTAAACGCATCGAATAACTTTCCGTTGGAATATCTGATTGTCTTATCTAACTCCTCAGTTTCTTCAATTGTTAATTCTCTTGGTTTTTTTGGATATAAATCTTTGATGAATATTTCATCATCACAGGATTCAAATTTTTTGTCGGTTAATAATAATATATTTTCTTTACCTAACGATTGAACGTTAGCCAAGTGTAATGATAACTCAACAAAGTCTGGATATATTTCATACTTATCTAAATTCTTCTCGCACTTTTGAAGATAATCCAATAAGGTATACTTATTGTATTCAAAATCCAAAGGTTCTTTCAACATCCACTCGGGATTTAATTTAAATGGTATTTTTTTTCTTCTAGCCATAACTAATAATAACTAGTTTTTAATATTTAATCAATTCTAAAAATATAATACAATTTTCCTAAAATATATTCTTCATTCTCTTCACTATCATACCTTGCTAATGCCACACCATACCCATCCGTATCTACAATATATTTTGCAAGGGATTCCATATCAACATAATCTTTAATGTTTAAGTCCCAGTCCCCAGCATAAGACAAAGGGTCTGCACGAACATCTTCCATTCTATCTTCAATTGCTTGTTGTATTAAATGGTCAGGATAATTGCCGTCTGGGTCTTCTTTAATTGAAAGAATCTCTAACCTCAAATCATCTATAATATCATTTAATTCTTCAACTTTATTCTTTATTCGTGTTTTATCTGTATTTGTTTCCTCAATAGATTTAATGAAAGAGTTTAATTTTTGAATTTTAAGGTTCTTTAGTTCTATAATATTTTCTTGGTCAGGAGATAACATCTTATCTTTGTCATCCAAATAACCTTCAGGATAATTCCAAGCATCATCATTAATAACATCCTCAAACCAAGAAATAATGTCTTCCTTATCTAAATGGTCTTCTAAAACACTATTTTCAAAATGGTCAATACCTGTTTCATCTAATAAGTCTTCAGTTGATTTATATGCCGCGTATTCCGTATCATCATTATCACCAACCAAATATCTTTGACCTTCAATGTCAGAATTAATAATTCCAAATATTCTCATACCATATTCATCACCCTCAGGAATTAAATTGTAAACATCAAAATCATCCTCACTCACTTCACCAGAACTAACTAAAAATTCATATAATGCGTGAGCCTGCAATCCAACCTCAGGACAATTAGGTCCCAAAGACCATTCATTATTTATGCGTCTTTTTTCTGCATCTTCCTCATCACCCGCACTTTCAATAATTATTTTTTTTGAAGAAATCATATAACTTTATTTGATAAATATTCATTTAATTGTATATTTTGTATTA